TATCAATCCAGATTCTTGTCGAGTCCGTGCCATTCATCACGATCACCCCAAAGGGTGTAGAGGCAAAATAAGTTAAGATAGCAGACGTAGTATCAATACCGACAAAATTTAGGTCAGCACTTAGCAGAGCGTAGCATAACGATTCAGCCGTAGAGGCAATTATCTGTGGTGTGGCACCACCCATTGCCATACCATATACCCCACTTAACAGGGTCGAATCATTAGGATTCGCTTTTTGAATCCCCACCCGTTTTTCAAGTGACACAAATCCTTTTGGTAGGAAATTGTTCAAAACAATAGCCTGCTCTTTGGGCACTTTATTAGTTGGCATAAACAGATTAAGTCCCCCAAATTGATGTGTGCCAACCTCAAGGGATTGAGATTCCGCCTGCGGTAAAGACAAGGGAGAAAAGGAAGGCACTTCGGGTCTTGTCAAAGATGCCATGTCCTGTGTAGGCACTGTGGGTAAAACCAAGGGCAAAACAAAGGGACTATCCGGCTTTGACACAGAGACCGACTCCTCCGGTGGCACTATGGGCAGATTAAAATTTTCCTGTGCCCAAAGAACGGTCGGCATTAAGATTATTAAAAGAAAAAGTCTCTTCACTTCTTAATCTCCTGGGTAGGATTATGTAATCATATCTCTTCTGCTCAAAGAGCAGTTTCTTATTAATCCACTGGTCATAAAGAGCAAAATACCAGCTTGCCTTGTTGTATTTCCCTGCTTTGGCATAACATTTACCCGTAGCATAAAGGGCGATCAGTGGAACATAATGATAGGGAATATTAGTTGTATCGGAGGTATCCGAAAGGTTGATTGCTTCTGCCGCATAAATCAATTCCATTGTGTCTACTGCACTGGGGGCGGGGTAAAACCATATCCTCATCGTTGTGTCTTTCACTGTGTTCTTTCCGGTAATCCACACATATCTTGAAGCGGTAAGGTCTGTGGCCGCCGCTATCTTTCCAACAGCAGAAGGATGGATGTGGTCAAACGCCTTTACTCCAGAATAAGCATCGGGATATATAGCGATAAAAGCACGGAAGTTGACAGGCAACGCATAGTATTTCGTATTAGCCGCCCAGACAATAGTATCAACATCGAGGATAATGTTATACCCCGCCAGATCCCGACAAGCATGGTTAATAAAATCATCCAGCACCGAATCAGGAAAGAGCGCATCCGTCATCACCAAAAACTCATTCTTGACATCCTGCCGAAGCTCACCCAAGGTCGTGCAGATATTCTTATCCTGTGGTGTTGCAGCACCCACAGCAGACCCCACCAAGAGAAACAACAAAAAGATGGTAATTAAAAGTTTCTTCATAAATCCTCCCTTAATTTAAGGCATTCAATTTCTGTATTCTTTTTGAACGATAAGTAGATTTTTCCATCACCATTTTCTTGGGGTGCATTCGTCCCGTAAAGGATTTAATTAAATCTTTTGTGTCCTGAACGGCTCGAAGATAAATTGCTATTCCTTCGGGCTCGGAACTTGTCCTGAACAGATGCTTGGCTACCAATGCCACCATCAACGGAAAGTAGTTATCGGGAAAATCGGTCAAATCGGCCACAACAGACTGACAAGTCAAGTAGACGGTTCCTGACAAATTCGGAATCTTATAAAGCCATAATTGATCCTTAAAATAACAACACTCAGAAGGCACTCCCGTTCCGGCTATTCCCCGATAATGATATTGATATTCTCTTTCAGTCCAGGAATCACCTAATATTTGCCTGGTGGTTCCTGAGACAAAAACGGCTGAGGTTATTCGATCCACATCACCACCACTTGCAAGTGTTACGTCATAATTTGGTGTCCTTGATACGACCGTAATGTCGTCTGGATGAGCCTGGGCATCAGGCAGATCGATATAGTGACCCATCTCTAAGAATCCCGCCTTTGTCGCCACCTGAAGCCGTGGATCGTCTATCTGTAAGTGAAAGAAAAGATTCTTTAAATCTTTGTATAAAGTCGCTGTGTTCATTTATACACCAATCCTCTGAAATAACATTGCCTCCCTTCCCCATCTACCACCCCCAAAACTTGTTGATTCCCAGCTTTTCAATACGTCTTTCCCCTTTTGATACCAAGAACGTTGTGCATCATCCAATAAAATCCAGCCACCCTTTTTCACTTTAGGGAAAGCTGCCCTGAGACACCTTGCTCTGTTTCTCGCATCAACAATCACCAAGTCAAAATAGCCATCGGGGAAAACTGAAATCGTATCCACAAAGTTTTGTCCACAACCCTTAAACTCTTCTAACCTAATCAGTATCTGTTTAACAATTTCTAAAGACCCCACCGATTGATAGTTGATCCTGTCTTCGCCGATTGTAGCCAGTGGAAACTGTTGCCTGAATCTATTCTTAAATATCCGAAACCACTTAGGATCATATTCTACTGAAATCAATTCAGCGACTCTCCGCACCAACCAAACGGTTGAACCTCCCGTCCCATACTCAAAGACCTTAGACCAACAATTTACTATGTTCTCAATCCTGGCTATGGCTTCCTCGTTCCAATATGGAATCCCCTCCACCCAAGATTGATTCATTGATTTAGTTGTATCCATATTTGCTTTATGTAATTATCTCCGGGTGATCTCTCTCCATCCTGTCCTTCCAAAACTTCAATTCCCCCAAACCTGTCTTTTTGTGCTTAAAATCCATCCTGCAACTCTCATAAAGCTCTTTAGTGGCATTACATTCTTTCTGTTCATACTTGAAGGGAACAGGTTTCTGTCTATTTAAAAGGCATAGGTTGCTCACCGTAAAAAGCCTCTGCATAGGTTTATCACAACATGGACACAAAACCACTTCCTCCATTTTCCAGACAAAGGTATCCGAAGAATAGCCACATTCACATTTGTAATTATAAATAGGAATAACGATTACTCCTTCCCAATACCCTTCAAGGGTTTATTACACTTGGGGCAAGAATGGTCTTTATCCTTCCATCGGATTGTTGCTTCACCATCATACCCGCACTCTTCACATTTAACCCTCATAATTGTGGCAATTACAGTTCTGCTCATTTTTACTCTCCTCCAATATCATATTCAATGGCAGTATAACCTCTGCCGATATGAACGTATTGAACCTTGGGGTGTGCCCAGACTTCAAAACCAAGTTTCCGTGCTTCCTCAAAAAAGGAAATGTCGCAACCTAATGTGCCCCGACTTTGACCTGGCTTAACCTGATCCTTGGGAATTGGCGGCTCGTAAAACCAGGGCGGGTCTATACGCTCAAAAACTTTTCGCTTGAACAACATAAAACCATCACCCATAGAGGGAACTTCAAAGGGTTCGTTCCCAGCTTTATTCATTCTTTCGATACATTCATCTCTGGTCAATGCTCTCGTCTTTCCGTCCTTCCAGTCGTTTACTATGCTCAAAATTGGCTTATTTAAAGTCGAAAGTCCCCTGACACGCTGACAGGTAATTCCACCAATCATGTCCTTATCTGCCTCGAATAAAATCTTCAAAGCATCCGGTCTAAAAATATGATCGTGCCCTACTATCAAAAGAGACTTAAATTCGGGTCGATCTAAGAAGGCTTGAATGGCGTGGTTGTGTGCTCGTGCAGGAGATGTGCCATCCAACATTGCCCACTCGACGTTGTTTTTGGGATTGCCGTTTCCTGGACACAGATATTTTGAATATTCAAACATAGAGAAAAACGACCGCACACACTCGTTTTCAACAAAAGGATAATCCAAGAGAGCCAGCATAATCCCTGCATTCTGAAATTTCATTGAGTCCACTTCCACTTTTTCCGCATAACCAATTTCAGTATAATGAGCTCAAGTATAATTGCACCAACAATGATGATTGGGGTCATTTTAGAGCCTCCGAATAAATATCCGAATACATTTTGCCAACAGCAGAATAAGAATAACAATCCTCAATCCACTGTCTTGATTTTCGCCCAACCTCTACTCGATAATTTTCATCCTTTATCAGTTTTTCGATCTCCGTCTCCGCCGTATTCAACTCAACCCTCACCAATGGAATCTCACCTAACTTCCCGTCCGATTTACCGATGATCCTGTTGTCGTAATTTTGCACACACGGAACAGCTAAAGCACAAGCCTCTAAGGTCGATCTTCCCCAATAACCGATATAAGGACTTAAATCCTGTATGAACAGACTGCATCGGGATAGTTTTTCCATTCGCTCTTGGTGTGGCATATTATAATCTAAACCCACCTTCCATTCATCGAAGGATCCAATCAATTCACGCACTCGACTTATATCCTCATCCCCATGCCTGAAACCTGTTTTATGAGTTGGTCGATAAACCCCTACTATTTTTTCCCGATCCTCTTGTGGTTTAAAATCCTCGACGTTAATGGCGTGTGGTATAAAAATCGACTCAATTTCATCCTCGAACTTGAGCATGGGGTCTTGCACCACAAGCCTGCAATCCTTCAATATGGCTAATTGCAGATTTATCATAGAATGATAGTCCCGATATGCTCTACCAGTCATGGTTATAACCTTGACTTTATCAAAGGACACGGGTAAACCTGCCTGCATTAAAGCATCTTCCCCATGAGAAGTATTCCACAAATGAATTATATCTGCCTTAGTCAACAAATCGGATATGGTTTCATATTGACCGGATTCAAGTCCTACTATCACGCTTGCCCTGTGTTCTGTCGTAGCCCTGGGGTATAAGTGCATAAGAACGTCCGTTGGATATTCATGGGGATGCTTAAACAAGGTTACGTGCCGACACTCAAATTCCCCTACGGAGTTTATTGCCTGGCAAGCCTGATATTGCGAACCCGCCCAATCAGCGCACGAAAGTATGACGACCAGTTTTTTCGACATCTCTTTAACACGTGGGATGCACGAAGCACCCCACGTGTTTGTTAAAAGGTTATATGGCGTTTGGATAAACCACAATTCCCACACCAAAGCAGGCGTTGAGTGATAGCCTTGCCCAGGTTGTTTTCCAAGCCATAGTTGAAAACATCTCAGTGGGATCGGCTGTGGTTTGTGGTCCGGGGCGATGGATTATAATCCTGGTATCAGAACCAAGGTTACTCTGTCCCTGCAATCCACAAGCCCCCAGGCAATTCTTGCCAAGGGCAAAGACCACCTCCAAATCTCCTTTAGTGCCAGTATAGTCTCCAACCGTAGCCACGGTTGCATCGACCAAATACGGCTCGGTTTCTTTGAGCACCCTGAAACCTGCCGTCCGGGCTATCTCGTTGTCCAAGATTGGTCCGGAATTGGTATATTTGAAGGTATCAATAAAACCTCCAGTGCTGGTTTCTTCAGCCAAAGTTGCCATACTATTAGGCGGGATGACGATTGCATAATCCCCCTTAATGAATGGCAGAGCACACTCCGCATCCAACATGGCATAAGCCCTTCTGATGGTCTTAGCCCTCAAGATATCCGTGCCCTTAGTCAACATCAGCGCACCACCGCTTACGAAATGCGAAACCCTTGCGGTTTCCGCACCGTAAAGAACGGTGTTGGCAGCAGTGCCAGCTGTCTTAATTGCACCAGCCCAACCAAATTGCACCGGAGACGTTGAAGTAGAGGTAGCAATTCGCCTACCATAGCCGTAATTAGGGCTATGTGGATTATTGAAAACAGCGGTTCCACCCCTTCCATCCTCACCATCTGTCCAGCTGGCATTACCGCTATACAGTGTATTATAACCAAAGGCCGTAGTCGTTCCGGTGCTATCCGAAGTCAGCTCTTCGTTGAGATCACCTATGTGAGCCCTACCATTAACCAACCCCATACATCCCTGCACCGCAGTAGTCGAGGCACCCAGAGCCGGACCCCACAAAGTCTTCTGAAGCTCCAAATTCATGGTTTGACCAGCGTTGATGCCCAGAATCTCGGTGTAAGCCAATAGTGCCGGAGTGATAAAAGTATCATCCAAAAGTGAAGAGACCGAAATTGCCTTACCCCACTCAGCAACGGTTACAGTAAAGTCGGTGGCATACGGCGCTACCGCAGTTAACGCAGCTCCTTCGCTTAGGGCAGAGGTAGCTTTCGGTATCCTCATTAGGCGTGTAAACTGAGCCGTCTTACCCGAATGCAGTGGAATCAACTTCTTCTGAACCAATGTATGCAAAGGCATATATGGCTTAGCTATCTCCAATAGCTTTTTGTTGATATGGGTGTAGGTCGGTCCTATACCTGTCCCATAAGTTCCAGTTACTTGAGGTACAGCCATTTATAAAACCCCCTTTTCTTTCAGTTCCTATTTGTTAAAATGTGTCTTCTTTGTAGAGACCGTGATCTTTCAACCATTGCAATTGATTGTCCGTGTCCCACCGAGGAAAATCAGGGGGCATAACAGACTTTGATTTTCCACCCCCGCCACCAGAAGGAGAAACAAAAGGACTACTACCCTTCTTTTTCTGCATGTTAGCTCCCGCCTGAATTGCTATATCCGCACTACCCTTCATAGCCTCCCGATAACCATCTAACTCTTCTCGCTCTTTGGCTGCCCTGTGAAGACGAGATAGACTGCCCGATCTCTGATAAGCATCCGGGTTCTCGTCTCGTATCTGTTGCATCGTAGGCAGTAAATCCTGCCAATCGGAGTGCGTATCTGTGAAGGTCTGCATTTCCTGAATAGTAGATTCACGCCGTCTCTCCATGTCCTGCAAAATCATCATCCGCTTGGTGTATTTTGTAGGATCTAAGCGTTCATCTTCAGTTGGATCTGGTGATAACATTTCGGGTGGAATCTGTGGTCCCTGGGGCGGTGCTTGTCTACCACCCGCCCGAGTATTCGCCACCATAAAAGCAAGAACCTTTTTGATTTTAGCAAGCTCTCCTTTGGTTTCGTGATATGCTCTCTGGGTATCCTTTAAGGGATCACCCGATGGCTCTCCTGGGAGTGGCTCACCACCCTCATCAATTGTGAATGGTTGATCCACGGTTTCCGTTTCTTGCTCCAGGTCTCTCCCTGGAGTTTCTTCAGCCGCAGCCTGAGACGGATCAGCTAATCCTGGATTAGGAGATGTCTGAAGCGGGTCGGTTACTTCCTGACGAACTTCGGATAATATCTCGGTCTCCGGGGGCGGATTGGTCTTTATGGTCTTTGGCACTACCATTATTTAGCCCTCCCTTTGTTTAATGTTTTGTATTCTTTGATATTGTCCCTTATAATATTCAATCATATCTTCCAGTAACCCCAAGTATCCACACAGATAGCAAAGACCACGACCCTCAGCTTCAGTCTTCCATTTCTGTGTCTTCAACTGCTTATCATATTCCTTCTCTTTTCTTTTAAGGCTTTCCCTGAATTTCTTGGTCATGGGCAACTCCGCCCAATTCAAAAACTCAAGAGCCTCCCCCTTACTCGCCAAGAGGTCTCTGATTTGCCTTTGTTTTCCCTCCATGATCCGTGTTGCAACTTCTGCCTGACTGTATGGATTAGATGCCATTATTTCCTCCTTTTTCCTACGTCTTCACGTTTGATACTGCCTGATTCCAAACCTTTAAGCAATCTAAAGGCACTCTTTGCAGAAGTAACCGATTCACAGTGTTGTTTAACCTTCCATTTTCCACCTACTCGATGATAAATTAACTTACCTCGTCTTTCAATTGGCATAATTACATTCCCGTAGGTTTAAAAGCATTCATCATATTCCCCGCATCCCGCATCGGCTCACCAACCGCCTCCGGACCCGTTCCCGGTAAACCGCCCATCGGTCCCCCTTGCTCCCCTCCTCCCATCTTAGCCTGCATTGCCATCATCTCCATTTGCCGTCTTTGTTGAATGGCTTTATCTAAAGCCCCTTTGATAGCAGCCGTATCCGATATGCCCGATTGCAACAAAAGATTCTTCATAATTAAAGCCGTAACTTCATCTACATTTTTAACGTTCCCCCAAACCATCAGCATGTTAGTTAGTGCCGCCCGCTCTTCGATCTTGTTTCTTTCCTTACCCAAAAACTCGAACTCAAAATCATAGTTTTTATAAACCTCACCCGGGGTCATTACCAGAGATTCTCCCCCCATTAAGTTGCCATCACCATCCAACACCTCCATGCTTTTTTCTGTGGTGAAATGTATCTGGGCTAAATGGAACAAGTCTTGATAAATTTTCCTCAAGGCGGTATCAACAAGGTTGGCTGTCATGTCAATAACAGGCGTGCTTGCACCTGCCGCCAACTGTGCATTCTCAAAAGCGGTCTCAGCACCCTGCTGTGGCATCCCAACGCTCATATTAGGTCTACCTGCCACCAGTTGGTGGGTAGTGTCAAGCTTTTCCCAAAGAGGCATAATTTCATTGGCTATTGCCCTTGTCTCAATAGCATAAATAGCTGATCTAACATCATTTCCCGAGTCGAGACCATGCACATGAATAAGGTTGCCCTGTGTCGCCCCAACTTCAAAATCATCCACCAGATCCTCATTTACCACGAATGCTTTGTTGTCCTCTAAAAACAAACCGTCCATAATGATGTCCACAACCTCATTCATAGTCCGGGTCAACAGGTGATTAACTCGATTAGGTGAAAGCCCATAAGGCTCACCCGTAAGCTTTTCTACCCTGGCAATGTGAAAGGGTTTTTTCTTGTAAGGATTAGGGTCTGAGGCAATCAGAAACTCTGCACCTTCGGGCCAATGAAAAATCTTTTTATCCGTGCAGAATTCGATAATGTCAAATTCTTTAGTGAAGGTAGGTTGGGCGGGATCATCTCTTTTGACGGGCTGGAATTGACGTGTCGGCTCCGCAGTGTCGGCACGCTTAGTTGTGCCCAACGCTCTCAATGTATCGAGATTCTTATAACGAGGAGTGCCATCAGAATTAACTTTTCCTTCTAAGTCCTCTATGGTAGCTGAATAATGTTTACCTGCCTACGGATCCGTTTCAACGTCCTTGGAATTTTTAATCAGGTAAAAATCCTGAATGGGAATGACCTCCAAGAAAACTCCATCTCTTATCTCCTGAAGCTCAAAAACCCTTTCGCCGTTATCGTCAAACTTGGGGATGCGAATATCCGCTCCCGTTAAATCAACGCCAAACCTCTCCCCCAAACTTTCCGCATCCCAAAAGGCGGGCATCTCTTTGTATTCTGTGCCCCACGTTACCTGAAACGGAGCACCGGTATAGATCAAAGCATCCTGAATGAGCAGGTCAAGGAAGGACTCAAATTCAGCCTCATCCAAAAGATTGTAAGCAAAGTGGCTGGCTTTAAAGCTAAGCTCAGGATTGTAGGGTTTAGGTTTGACACGAGCATAAGGTTTAGTCCCCGTAATAATCTGTTTGATCCGTGCCTTAGTGACCATTATGTCTACATAAGGCAAAGGAATAAATGTATTGGATTTGGTAGAATCCGTGATGGATTCTTTATAGGCGAGAAAATCGAAATATAGTTCAGTGCATAAAGATTTAAAGTCCTGCCAATAGGCACGAGACTCACCAATCTGCTCGGCAATCTTTAGTGCTATAAGTCTTTCGTCTGTCTCGGTATCAATGTCAATGCCGTCAAAGCCGACATCTTCATCTACCTCTACTGCCTCTTTTACTGCCACCCTTTTACGCCCCCAACTAATTCTTTACTTTAAGTTCCGGCTTAAAGTTTTACTTTTACCTCTTTCCCAAAAACCGTCCCCTCCTGCAATATCTGATACTCTTCACCCTCAAATGGAAACGGTACACCAAGCCCCTTCTGAAACCACACAATGTCGCCAATCTTAGAGGTCAACGGCCATTCTTTGCCATCTAAAAGAAATCCATCCGAGACCGCCACAACTTCACCCCGCACCAAATGCTCCATGCTTTTCGTCTCAGGTAGGATGATACCACCATCCGATTTCTCTTTTTTAATAGATTTGACAATTATCTTGTCAGCATAGGGTTTGAAATTCATAAAGTCTCCCTTCGGAATTCATCAACAAGTCGTTTAATTTTGTGCATCATATCATCTATGTCACCAATTGTTCGTTTTAATTTGTTGTTGTTCACACCAACCTCCCCGCCTTATTGGGCTTTAGCTCTTTTCGGAAAATATGTTTCTTGGGTCTGACCCCGACTCTTTGCTTGCGAAGAAACGCAAGTGCACCACTCATAGGATCCACACAGTCATCATAATCTCCGAACGGAAACATCATCATCTCCTCTTTAAGTCTCTCCGCACCCCTGCGTGGCAGGAAAACCCTGCCCTTCTCCCAAAGATCAGTAACCATCTGTGCCCGCTCTATCTTATTCTTCTTTGTAGACAAAAACCGAAAAGGAAAATATTGACCCCGCTTCTGTGCCTCTACAACCAAATCCGCCTTCAATTCCTTGCTATAAGCATCATTTTCAAATAAATTAATAACCGGATGATAAGCATGGTTGTAGTCAAGACCAGCCTTAATCTTTGAATGCTTCGCCCAACGTCCACGTGTCACGCCAATAAAATAATAATTCTCAAGCAATAAATCCTTACCCCAGACCTCATAAACCGTATAGTCCCCCACCTCCTTCTCCTTACTCGAAGATGGATCAACCATCGTTACGATATATAAATCCTTAGGTAAGAAATCATAATACTTAAACCACTCCTCTTTGAAAATATGATCCTTACCAAAAACAGGAGCGTTCATCTTTTCAGATAGAAATTTCTTTTCCCCCATTTCTATTCTTTGCTTCAAAACTACCTCGGTCGGCCAACGCTCCGGCCAAGTTGACTCACCGTTCTCATCTAAAGCCTGAAACAAAATCCTGTCCCAATTAGTATATCTCCCGTCAATATTTTCAAACATCTTCTTTATCTTGCAAAGCGGATGTAGAAAAGTGCCCGTCATCTCAAGCTGTGTATGCGGGTGCATCCGCCCCATCAAAGCCCCATCAAACCAATCCTCAAATTTTTCCCTCTGGTCCTCCGACCGAACCATCTCGTCATCCTCCATGTCATCACAAATAACCTTAGCCCAACCCGTCCCCCTGATCTGATAGTTCAAACCCAAAGAAACAATGGTGATGCCCGTCCTGAGCTTAATCATGTCCTGTCGCCAAACGTCTCCCTTCAAATTCCCGAATCTGCTCCTGATGTCTACGTTATGCTCAACCTCCTCTTTTATCATCGAGAGCCAATGCTCCGCCAGTCGCCCCGTATTTGAAATAAGTAGTATGTCACCCTTAACAAGACCCAAAACTCCATCCGTAAGTGGTTGTATAAACGAACACCAGGTCGACTTGGCATATTTAGCAGGAGCAACAACCACACAACGTGACTTGTGCCTGAACCTCTTACACATCTCCCCGTGCATCGGTGCATTAGGACAAGGCTCCGTCCTACCACGACCATCCTCCCTTACCAAATGATGAGACAAATAACAAGCTGCAAATAACTCATAAACCGTCCGATCCA